TGGTAAGAGGGGACAATGCAAACGCTTAAAGAAATGAATGAACACTACAAAGCAGTAAGAGAGAGGTTGAATTTCAACCCACCGAAAAAAATGGTTTTTATAGCGCCGCCAGCGGAGCCGGTCATTGAGCAACAAAAACCTGTTGAGTATCAGCCGATATTGTTGCCATTTTCTCTAACGCAGGCAATCCTTCATGAGGTTGCCATTAAACACGGAGTGGGGGTCAAAGACATTAAGGGGCTATCAAGGAAAGTAAAGTTTGTCAGGGCTCGTCAAGAGGCGGCGTATGAAATTCGCAAGAGATTAAATTTATCACTGTTTTTGATTGGTAAAGCCATAGGGAAACGAGACCACACGACTGCTTTGCACGCAATCAGAAAGCACGCACAAATAAACAATCTTCCGCAATTGAGCCTGTTCAAGGGCTCAAGGGAGCAAATGTATTCTGGAGGTAAATAATATGGAACAACGCAGCACAGAGTGGTTTGCCGCCCGCAAGGGCAGAGTAACTGGTTCAATAGTCGGCGCAATTCTGGAGATGAACCCGTGGATGTCGCCGGACGACGTTCTGCGCAATATGGTCCGCGAGTATCACGGCGCAGAGAGAGAGTTTAATGGGAACGTCGCAACGCAGTGGGGCGTAGCCAATGAGCCGGGCGCAATAGCTGAGTATGAAATTGAGACTGGGAACCAAGTCAGAAAGTGCGGATTTTATGAATATGAGGACTGGCTCGGCGCGTCACCAGACGGGCTTGTCGGCGAAGACGGCCTGATCGAAGTCAAGTGCCCATACAGCATGAAGGTGGCTGGCAAGTCATTTAAGACTGCTATGGATCAAATGCACTACTACGCTCAAATGCAAGTGCAGATGTTTGTGACCAACACGCAGTGGTGTCATTTTTACCAATGGTCACCGCATCAGACTAAGATTGAATTGGTTGAGCGCAACAATGATTTTCTGTCAACTGTCTTGCCGGTGTTGCATAAATTCTGGTTTAAAGTGAAAGACGCTTGCGAAAACGACTTTGAGCGCCACTTGGATAGCAAGCGCGTTACAAACAATGAGCAGGAAGTCTTGCAGTTCATAGCTGAGTACGATGACACTGTTCAGGAAATAAAAAAATTAACTGAGCGCAAGGCCGAGCTTTTGGAAAAGATTGTCGAGGCAACAGGTGGGCAAGACACTGACATCGGCGGCAGAAAACTGACACTGGTCAAGAAGGCTGGCGCTATCAGTTACGCGGCTGCCATCAAGGATCTTCTTCCCAATGCTGACCTTGGGCCGTATCGTGGCAAGCCAACTCAATATTGGGTGCTCGGGTCATGACACTACGCCCATACCAACAAGAGGCACACGATGAAATTATTAAATGGATTAAGAAGCTCACGGAGCCGTGTCTTATTGAGGCGGCTACTGGAGCTGGCAAGAGCCACATTATTGCGGCGATTGCGAAGTCGGTTCATGAAATTAGCGGGGGCAGGCACATTCTTTGCCTTGCTCCATCTGCGGAGCTTGTGGTCCAGAACAGGGAAAAATACCTCCTGACTGGCAACAATGCATCCGTCTTCTCGGCGAGCGTAGGCGAAAAAAGCCTGCGCTGGCCGGTGGTGTTTGGCACGCCAATGACGGTCAAGAACCAAATTAAAAAGTTTGGGAGCGAGTTTGCTATGGTCGTGATCGACGAGTGCCACGGGATTACGCCAACTATCAAAAAGATCATTAGCGAAATAAAAGAGAAAAATCCTATGTTGCGGGTGGTTGGCATGTCCGCCACGCCGTACCGACTTGGGACGGGCTATGTGTTTGACCAGTGGCCAAATGGCCGCAAGGAAGAGCAGGCCAACAGTCCTTACTTCAAGCGGCTCGTGTACAGGATTACTGCGCCAAAATTGATCGAGATGAAATACCTCACAAAACCAATTGTGGGGAAGATCGGCAGCGAAAAGTACGACACCATCAACATGACTCTTAACGCCCGCGGGCAATTTGAGGCTTCAGACATTGACCGTGCGTATCACGGGCAGGGGCGCAAGACTGCCAAGATCATTGCGGACATTGTTAGCAAGTCCGCTAACCGGCTCGGTGTGTTGATTTTTGCTGCCACTGTTCGCCACGCAAAAGAGTGCCTAGAAAGCCTGCCACAGGAACTGTCGGCCATTGTGACCAATGAGACGGACAAGGCGGACAGGGAGCGTATTCTGGCCGGTTTCAAGGCCAAGAAAATTAAATACCTCGTCAATGTGGCTGTGCTTACCACTGGCTTTGACGCGCCGCACGTTGATGTTATTGCCATGTTGAGGCCGACTGAGAGTGTCGGCCTGATGCAGCAGATAATTGGCCGCGGCCTGCGTCTGGATGAGGGCAAAGAGGATTGCCTGATCCTAGACTATGCCGAGAACATCGTCAGGCACTGCCCAGACGGGGACTTGTTTACGCCGCAGGTGAAGGCCAAGGGCAAGGAAGACGCCAAGATATTGAAGTGTCGTTGCCCGATGTGCGACATGGAGAATGAGTTTATCGCTCGGCCAAATCTGGAAAATTACAACATCGACGAATATGGGTACTTCCTCGACCTTGATGGGCAAAGGATTACGGGAGACGGCGGTCCCATTCCGGCGCACATGGGCAGGAGATGCCAATACAGCACAGTGGTTGCCAATGATTTGGCGCGCTGTGAGTATCGCTGGACGGGGAAGGATTGCCCAAAGTGCAATGCGTCAAATGATATTGCGGCTCGGTATTGCATTGAGTGCCACGCGGAGCTTGTTGACCCAAATGAGAAGTTGCGCCTTGATTTTAAAGCAATGAAAAACGACCCATACCAACGGCAGTGTGACAAGGTTGTCAATTGGAGAGTAACCAACAGCATCAGTGGATCTGGCAGGCAGCAATATACAGTTGACGTGACAACGGAGTATCGGTCGTTCAGGTTCTGGGTATCTAAAGAACCAAAGTGGGGCGTTGAATATGCGGCTGCCCATAGGTTTGCGTCTCTGAATGGGCTGAAGCCAAAGACGATTACATACCGCAAAGAAGACCGTTTTTATAATATTTACGCCTACAATGAGGCTCCCGATGAAGTTCCCACCAAACGTGCCAGTGTACGGAAACCAAAGCTTTCGGGGGAAGTGCCCCAGCGAAGCGGCGGAGCAAGTGACATTTTTTTCTCGCATACGGAGGCTGTACCCAGAGACGTGGGGTAGGATAGCCTTCCACCCTCGGAATGAGGGCAAGCGGCATCACATGCAAATTTCGAAAGAAAAGTCCGAGGGCATGGTCAAGGGGACGCCAGACATTATCATACCCGGCAAAAAAACATTTGTGTGCGAAATAAAGCGCAGGGACCACACAAAATCGACTTGGCAGGACGGGCAGGAGGAGTATCTATTGACGGCACAGGCGTGCGGGGCGTTTGTTTGTATTGCCCTCGGCGTCGATGCGGCAATGGAGGCGTTCGATGCGTACCAAGAAGAAAACACGCGTCAGGCCAATCCATGACAAGATTGACAAAATTCTGCTTGGTATTGTGCCAATGGAAAGCGAGAGCCCCGCAATTCAATCGGCCTGCCAGCTCTATATCTACCAAGGGGCTGTTGAAATATTAAACATAGAAACAAAAGAAGCTCGCAATCGTGCGCTTGATAGAATACCAGAGTTGATACGGCCATACGTCAAAGCAGAAGCGATGCGTATCTGGGAACTTAGGAAAGAAAATAATGAAGTTTCACATCACGTTGAACGTGCCGACTAGAAACGGGATGTCGCACCAGATTATTGGGGAACACGAGGCGAGATCATTAAAGGAATTTAAGGATGCGCTTCAGAATGAGGATTTCATCATAGTAGAGGAGTGGCAGATCGAAACAAACGGAAAACTGAAAACAGCAGGCAACTTACTATTAAATCATCAGCATGTCGGCAAAGTCCGAATTTACGAACCAAAATAAGGAAATTAAAAATGGAATACGAAGAAATGATGCAAAAAACCATCGACATCTACCACGAGCGCGCCTCTCAATATGGCGACGTGCGCAACATGCTGGACCGTCAATCAAAGCTGGCGACCCTGATGCTGGGCAGGCCCATTACGGCCTATGACGTGGCCATGATCCTCCACGCCTGCAAGCTGGGCCGCATTCAGGTTGTCAAGGACAGCGCCGACAGCTACATGGACGGCATCAATTATCTGGCGTTTGCTGGGGCCATAGCGACCGAGGGCAAGGAATT